TTCGGGTGTTGAATAAAATAACTTATTCAAATTTATTTGATTTACTTTGAAGGCCTCGTACACTTTTCTTTTTTCTAATCCCCTGACTAGTCTGTCCTCGTATTCATCGTCTGTAATACGCTGTACGTCAAGCATGGTAATCGTAACATTCTGTTTATCAATTTTGTATTTACCATCAGACATTATTAATCCTCCAGTTTTATAATCTTATCTTTGATTTCTTGCTTATCTTGTTTCATGATACCCTGTATCTTTTTCACAACGGCGTCATCCGCCATTGTTGTTGGATTTTCTTTTTTTATTTGCTCTGCTGTTTTATTTTCATCTTCTGGTACTCCCGTTATTCTCATTTTATCATAGTCAACACAAACATAACATTTCATTTTGTTAAGACCATATCTGTTTTTCAATATGATAAAAGTGAACTTACCCGCTTTTCTAAATTCATCCGATTGTGTGATGCCAATAATTACATCTGCGGTCTTTGCGGGACCAATGCTGTCTGATATATTCGTTAAGTCAATATCGGAACTTGAAAATCCCTTCCTGTTTGTTTGTACGGATGATACAATGGGCGCTTTGACCTCCATCGCTAACCCACGCAACTCTTCCGATATTTTCTTGATTTCATGATATACTGTTTCGTCTTTACCCATTGAACTAGCTTTCATTAATTCCAAATAGTCAACGAAAATTATATCGGGAACAAAATTCTTTTTTATCTTTAACTCTTTAATTAAATTCCGAATATGGTTAGTATTGATACTGCTTGTCGGATACTCTTGGATAATTAATTTATGTTGTATTTTCTCTTTTGTTTTTGCAAACTTTTCGAGAAACTTATCTTTCATAATACAACGTAACTCTTTCATAGGAACATCAAATACATTTGCCATCACTCTTTCAGATATTTTATGTTCGGACATTTCAAGTGTAATGTATAGTACGTTCTTATTATGTAAAAGAGCATTGACAGCAAACGCAACCTTGACAAGTGTTTTACCAAGATTAGTTTCTGCCATGAATAGTGTCAATGACTTTTCGTGAAAACCACCTTCCATTATTTTGTCAAGTGCTTTAATACCAGACGATATAACGTTGTCTTTATTATGTAAAAAGTCATACAATTCATCGGGCGATTCTAGAAAGTCTAATCCAATTCTGGAATCAAAACTAAATGCAAGTGCTTCCCGTATCTTATCAGGAGCAACACCCATTTCGCCTATCTTATCTTCTTTAAGATTTTCAGACAAGTCAACGATTGTGTTCCAAATTAGTTTCTTTTGCAGGAATTTGCCAATCTCTATCTCAATGTAATCTTCCGAATACTCTGATATATCAAGATTAATTATTTCAAGTAACTTGTTGAAAACTTCCTCTTTACTTATAAAGACTTTTAAATCTGATACAGTCGGAAATTTCTCATACTCTGATTGAAACTTGAATATATAATTTACAATCTCTTTATTTTCAAAATTGTCAAATAGGGAAGGTGAAAGAAAAGGGAGTATCTTCTCCCTTTTCTCCACATTCTGAAACATAAACTTAATTAAAATACTTTCAAATACTTGTATTTCCATTATTCCTCTCTTTTTTCTTCTTTATTTGTCGCTTCTTTACAGTCATCACAAAGACCAAATCTCACCTCTTTGTCTTTTGAGGGACATCTGCATTGTGATATTACTGCACCACATTCTCTACATTTTTCAATAAAATGGGACATATTATTCCTCTTTTTTTGGTTCGATTGTTTCTGTGTTCTGTATACCAAATGCAAACTTGGCGTGTAACAAAGTATTTGCTTTGTCAAGGTCCTCTTTGGGGACATCAAGCGTACCTGTCATAAGGTCGTCCTCTGTAATCTTTTCCTTATTTGACAATACATAACCCCCATGTACAGATTCCATACCAAATTCTTCCAGCCCATAGTATCTGCTTAATCCCTTCTCAAAGTCAAGATAGACCTTTAAGCTGGATTCCTCTTTGACAATGCGGCTCTTTTTTAGTCTGCAATTAAGATAAGCACCTTTGACAATCTTTTCGTCTTTCTTATCTTTTGCTTTTGACTTTGACAGAAAGACAATAACATGGGCCGCATAGTATAGACCGCTACCACCACTCATTTTCTTTGATGGCATAAAATCCATCGTATCGTATGTATGATTGGTGATAAGCATGGGTATCTTTGCCTTGGCCAGTTTCAAATTAACCGTTCTGAAAATTGACTTGATAACTTGCGCCCGTGTCATATCCCGTTTACCCGAACCACTTTCGGCGTCTGCCATTTCTTTTGTGGTTGACAGATTGCCCAGAGAATCCAAAACAATCAATATTTTTGGACGCTTATTCTCGGGTGTCTCATTGTACTTTGTAACAATACGCAAGACTTGTGCCCGGAAGTTTTCTACGGTGTCAATAGGCATATACAAAATCTTGTTCGGGTCAATACCTCTTTCAACCATCATTTTCTTATCTGTCGCATTTTCACTATCAAAGAATATAATAATATACCCCTTATCAATGGCGTCTTTCATAATATCCAAACAAAGAAATGTTTTGCCTGTTGCCTCTGCTCCCGCAAACGCAATTACTTTGTTATTCGGGATTCCCTTCCAAATATCACCACTTAACAAACCGTTAAGCGCCAATGACTTTGTTGATATCCATTCAGTTGTGTTTGATAATGTTTCCTCGTCCATTACCGTTGCAAATTCATTATCGCTGGCGTCAATCAAATCATCCATGAATGAATTACTAAACGTTTTGACTGGTTCTGCTTTCTTATATTTTGCTGGTCTACCTCTTCCCATTTTTATTTCCTCCATTTTTAAATCCTGGTAACATCAGAATAAACAACCACGGTACTAATACCGCAATAAAAAAATACCACCATTTTATTTTCATACTAACCTCGTTTTGCTTTCTTCCCAACCTTGACTTGATATTTCAAGAAACTTTACTTTTCGTCTAAACTCTTCCCAATCTCTACACCCTGCATAGTAAGCAACTGCACTATGTAAATTTCCCAATAACTCTTTAACAACGTTTTCAGTTGTACCCTTGTATGGCACTAGTCCAGAAATTCCCTCAATAGAAACCGCTGTCTTTTTACTTTGCAATTTTTCATTGGCTTCTCTAGATGCCATTCCACGATATTGACAATATTTGAAATATTTTTCTTTCTTTGTCTCTTTAAACTTGGAATCGTACTTGATATTGTTTGCAAGGTTTGTACCCGCAAATAATTTGCCCACCATAACCATATCTGCTCCTGCCGCAATTGCTTTACAAATATCACCATTATATTCTATACCGCCATCTGCAACCAAATACGCTGTATCCTTTACTTTTGCACAATCTAAAATAGTTGTAAACGTGGGCATACCAAATGCGGTTGCTGTCCGTGTTTGACAAACAGAACCACCCCCGATTCCACATCTAATAAAATTTGCACCAGCGTCCTGTAAACGTCCGAAACCGCTTCTAGTCGCAACGTTACCTGCCATAATTTTTATATTCATTTCACCATGTTCTCTAATATATTTTATCGTTTCGACAACTTGTTTTGTGTCACCATTTGCAACATCAATCAATATATCAAATTTTACATAACCGGTTGTCGCTCTATATGCTAATAATCTATCTATCCAATCTTCCCATTTTTGTTTGATACCAACCGATAAAAAACAAAACGGAGCGCCGTTGTTAAAATTACAACTTTCAAAAAACTTTAATTGCTCTACTGCTGAATTAAACCATCTATGTATTGTAACTGGAAAACCATTCATATTTAAATATCGTAACAAGTCTGGCGAACAAATTGTATCCATCGGGGCATTGATAACAGGAAAACACGCAACTGTTTCCCCATAATAATATTCTATATCGGCGTCCGATAAATGGTCCAACTCTGAATTTCTGGGACAAAGTAGTACATCGTTATAACTTAAAACTTTTCTAATATCTTGCATATTGTTAATCCTTTTCGTATGGGAAGACTACCCAAGTGTAATTATAATTGACAAAAAAATCTGGAGTTATGGGAGAATTTCTTTGTTTAAATATCGTTGCTATTTTGTAGCCTTTATTTTTATAAAATTGTAAAGTAGTACCTGTGTCAACTATATCATCCACGATTAAAACTTTTTCTGGTTCGATATAACCCGCCAAATCAACTAATAACGTTTTATTCAAAGCATGAGAAATAAGTGTTGCGGGAATCAAACCCCCTCTGGGAATGCCGTAAACAAAATCAAATTTTAGTTTGGACTCTTTAATTTTGTCCGCTAAAGAACCCATGTAAGCAATATATTCATGCCATAACAAATATTTTTTTTCTGGTGTTTTACTTAATGTTCTTTCTTGTGATGTCATGTATATAATATAATTATTTTCAAACTAATTGTCTAATGATTTTTTCCACATCTGTAAAGTCTTTTTGGAAATGGTCAATACAACCCAGCACCCATTTTGGAACTTGCTCAATATCTTTACAAACAAAGAGAACGGGAACGCTGAATAATTTTGCAACTGTCAATTCAGAAGGCGTGCCAAAACTTGGAACATCTAATAACCATTGACACAAAACAACATCGCTCCGAAGAACCTCATACAAATCTATCTTGATAATACGATAAAACTGTTCTCTTAATTTTTCAAAATTAAATCCATTTTTATTTATTTCTTTCAATAGCTTTTGTTCCTCAAATAACTTGACTTCGTTTGACGGATTGAATACAGAGAATCCCGATTTAATTAATCTCTTTTCCAATTTAATACGCCAGTTTGCACCAAAATCTTTACCTGGTGCGTACTCCATTGGACCTGCTAGATATGTACGGATTCTATCATCTGGTTTAAGAAAATGTCTCTTTCTGAAATTGACTAATTTCTTTTTTGTCTTTTCGTAAATGATATCCATTATTATTCTCCTTCGATTGGTAGTATGCCAATCTTGCCGTTTTCTCTTATTTTTTGTTTTTCATACGGCGCAACAATGGTTCGATTAAATTCAGCTTTTATATCTTCCAGTACACCAACCACATCACTTAAATTCGAGTATCTTAATCCAACACTCTTAATATGTAAATGTATTAAACGGGTGATGGCATAATTCAAATCTCCTTTTACGTTTCCCAACGTTAATAATTTCGTTGCCAATCCGTCAACGTATTTGTCTATCTCTGCTCTTATACCTGATTTAATGTACGGCATATTTCTCCTTTCTTAAACTGTAAATTTTTCGTCTGTATCGTGTTCTCTAAATTCATTTATTTCGGCTTCGTATCCACACTTTAAGCATTTTGTCATTAACTTTTTTCCAGAAGATAAATCTGTCGAATTGGCCAAACTTTTGCACTTTGGACAAATTTCAAAATGCTGTATCTCTCTTCCTACCATCCCATCATGTACACCCATAATTAATCCGCCATAAATTTGTTAAGTTTACCAGCGTTCAAATCAATGTTACCCCAATCTAACACCTCAAAAAATCTATCAATAACATTTTGAAAACTGGTTATCCATTGTTTATCATAGTCAATTGTAAATAGCTTTGATAATTTTTCTGGATAATTTCCTACCCAACCAATAACGTCCGTGTGTATTGGATTATTGTCTTTAACATAAATAAATTTCATCTTTGTACCATTTGCTATCGGCTGTCCTTGTATACCACATTTTTCAATCATAAAATTCCAATTTATGGCAGCCCGATTCCCAATTGGACAACCCTTCGGAGGAATTGGCTCTGTACTATTAAAGTTTACATCTTTTGCATATTCGTCATAGTCTGATATTCCCCGGGGAAAAGCTATCTTCTCAATCGGTTGCTGTTTAAATTCCCTTTTAATTTCTCTTAACAAGGTGAGAATTTCATCCTTATTCTTATTATCTTGCGCTTTAAAAATCTTATCAACAATTATTTTAATCTTGCCTCTGCAAAAAGCAGGGGTGCTTGTTCTCACAATTTCTATGCCTGTTATCTTTATTTCGGGCGGGTCACAAACAACACCTTCGTTGTCAATGATTTCTAATCCGTATTTTTTCTTTGCCAATATAAACATCTTACTAATAATCTTTTCTCTGCGGAAATTGATATTCTGCACCACATCATAATTATCAGCATATACTTTCAGTATTTTTTGAATAAACGGAATGAAAAATTCTTTGTCAAATTTTGCCGCCCATTCCAAAAACGTTTCGTTTGGTGCTAGTTTTAGGTGCACCTCTTCCAACCATAGATATAAGCTATCTGTATCAAGCAACACCACTATCTCATTTTTTAGCTTGTTCTTTTCGTCAATTGTTTTAAATAATTTTGTACTCTTATGAAAGTAGTTTGCAAAATAATCATTAATTGAATCCCGTAAATACTTGATTAAGTCTTGACCACCAAGCGTAACTACTTTTGCATTGTTGATATTATAGAAATGGAAATATTCGTTCCCCAATACACCATACAAGCTATTCATCCAGATTTTTCTTGTGTACTGTTGTAAATCAAGCCACTTTTTTCTAACGGGGTCTTTTTCTTCCTTCTTTAATTTATTATAGTATTTTCTTTCAGCGAAAATCTTTTCAATGATTTCCGGTAAGATACCTTTCTTTTTGTCATAGTAAATGCCCCTGACAGGCGTTCTAATAAATTGCTCTGGGTGTTCTGGATTTAGTCTTAACGTTTCGGGAGAAATATTATATTTCATTATCATATGGGGGTACATACTTTCCACATCAAATGATAACAGATTTTTGAAAAATCCAATTTTCGCTTCCACATATGCCCCGGGTAACTGTTCGACCTCCGGGCTCTGTCTATCACTCATGACAAGTCCCTTTTTGTGCATATACTTTAAAATGCTACCCGTTGCTCTTTGCACCTCGCCCGCATATTTATTAATCGGCACAAGCGATTGCAAACAAACAGTAATTGCCAATTCTATATAACGCAATTTCTTATCTATCTTATCAATTAAGTTTACATCTTGCACGTTGTATTCAACATATTTATCCCAATCTGTCTTATACAAATTGTTAATCGTTCCTTCAAACTCCAGCTTACCTTCGCCTATTTCAAAATTTGCTATGTATTCCAATGAATAAGATTCCCGATTGAATTGTGTAAACGTTTTATATAAGTCAATATAATCTATCAATGTAAGTCCGGGGATTGACCATTCGCCCGTCTTTTTGTTTTGTGAATACTTATTGACTGGTGATAATGAGGTAGTGATTCCCAAAGTGTTTATACGATTGATAAGATACGTTATATCAAAGTTAATTAAATTCCAACCCGTTACAATGTCAATGTTTTTCTTTCTGAAAAACTTAATAAAATTTTCTATTAAATTTTTTTCTGTATCATAAACTGTATATTCCTCGACCGCACTACTGCTACCCATATATCTTGCCATCAAAGCAAACGTATATACTTTATTTTGCGGTAACAATTTAATACTGATTAGATTGATTGGATACTTTGCATTTTTCGCAACAGGAAATTCATTCTCCGAAGCTACCTCAATATCAAGTATTCCAATATTAAAATCAGCAACGTTAAATGTCAACTCATCCATTGTTCCATATCTTTTCTGTAAGAATTTTAAATCTTGGGGAATATCGGATTCGCATAGCTTCTCGCCACTATCTGATAACGCTTTCAATTCATCTGGACTTTTTGCGATACGATGAGCCATGGGTGTTCCGTAAATATCTTTTATAAAAGATTCACCAGACGGGTCGGTCGCCCAATAGTCAAACTCTGCCTCGTATGTATCTTTAAAGCGTTCCCCATTGACAGTTTCCGTCAAATAGATTTTGCCCTTTTGATAATCAAAATAGATGTTGCGATAAAAAGAATTACTCATAATGATTAAAATGCTTTTCCTTTTCTTGTAAAGACAAGGCTGTATTACGGAATATATTAGATAATTGCGGGTCAATGTTGAATCTTTTTTCGTTTACATCTATGCTTTTATTGATATGACCGTCCTCGTGTCGCTTGACAGCGGCAAGCCAATCACAAAGCATTTCCACAATATCTATTAAACTCATAGAAGAAAGTCTATCGGTAGGACATGGACCAATTCTATTTATTTCATAATATTCTGGATGGTGTCTGTTTTTGAGATAGTGATGGTCTAATGCAACCTGCATTTTCTTTAAACAATTATTGTACTCTTTGCTACCGTATGTTAATTTTTTTAATTGTGGTGTGTACTTTTCAAAGATTGCTTTCTCGGGTTCCTCTGTCTTTGACTTATCATGTAAGATTGCCCGTTTCATCAATTCACAAGCAAAGATATTCAAATATTTTGAAACCTCTTGCTGGTGTTTTCTTGTTTCGTTTTCCATTATGAAATTACTCCATGCTCTGTTCTGATTTTTGCCAACTTTTGTTCTTTCGTCAATTTCTTTCTCTTTTTCTTTTTTCGTAAATCATAACCTTCTTTTTTAGAATTTTGTAAACCAACAATTAGATAATCTTCCAACTTACCTTCGTGTGGTTCGAGTTTCATTCCATTTTTATATGCTTCTAAAAAGGTAAGCAAACATTCAAGATTAGGCCAAAAATGACTATGGGGAACAGTTTGCAAATAGTTAATCGTCTGTTTCATTATATTTCTCCGTGTTCGCTTGTACTATGATTTCATCTGTAACTTTTTCAATTGCAAGTTTGGCGTCCTGAATTGTCATTGAGTTAATGCCACCGGCTTCTTTATGCCCACCACCAAGTTTTAGTTTCTTTAAAATATTCCCAATATGTACTGGACCGTCATTCACCTTCATTCTTACAGACATTCCCCCGTTGTTGGGATTTCTACTGAATACATAATCGAAATTTTCATCTTTTAGTAAACGTTCACAAAGGTCGTTTACCATATTGCTTGTCTGAATAAAGCAACCGTTGATTTTTGGAAGACGATATACCTCTAATTCACTCCAGATTTTTTCAAATAGTATTGCTCT